GAAAAATACGGGCCTAAAGACAATAACACAATTTGATGATGTGTGGCTAGGCTTAGGGGATTTAAACTCCTTAGTGATTGACCACAATCCTATGATTGGTCGAACCAAAGAAGATATAGAAAATCCCGATCTACATTTATTAAGACTATTAAAAAATCCTAAATATTTTGGTACAACAGTAAAACTATTATTTGACATAGAATTACATCCTATACAAATAGCTATACTTCAAGAGTTTTGGATACGACCATTTCCAATGTTTGTTGCTTCTAGAGGATTCGGAAAAAGTTTCTTAATGGCATTATATTGCATGTTGAGATGTATGTTAGTTCCAGGAACCAAGATTGTTGTGGTTGGTGCAGCATTTCGACAAAGTAAAATCATATTTGAATATATGGAAACTTTATGGCGTAATAGTCCTATACTTCGTAGCATCTTTGGTGGAAACGATGATGGTCCGCGTCGAGATGTTGATAGATGCACTATAAGGCTGGGTGAAAGTTGGACAATAGCAGTGCCGATGGGCGACGGTTCGAAGATTAGAGGTCTTAGAGCACATATTATCATCGCTGACGAGTTCGCATCAATAAGTCCAGATATTTACGAAACGGTAGTATCCGGGTTCGCTGCTGTAAGTGCTAGTCCTATTCAAAACGTTAAAGAAGAAGCTAAAAAACAAGCTATGATACAGGCCGGCTTATGGAGTGAGCAGCTAGAAGCTATTCAAATAAAGAAGGGTAATCAAGCTATTATTGCTGGTACTGCTGATTATAGTTTTAAACATTTTGCACAGTATTGGAAAAGATATAAAGATATTATCAATAGCAGAGGAGATCAACATAAGCTAGAAGAAATTTTCAAGGGCGAAGTACCAGATAGTTTTAATTGGAGAGATTATAGTATTATACGAGTGCCTTATGAGCTTATTCCAAAAGGTTTTATGGATGATAAACAAGTTAGTAGAGCAAAAGCTACTATTCATACTGGTATTTATAATATGGAATATGCTGCATGTTTTACAGAAGATAGTGACGGGTTCTTCAGACGTTCTCTTATAGAGAGTTGTGTGGCTAATGATACTAAACCAGTATTTGTTAATAATAATCAAATATTATTTGATGTTACTACTAGAGGAAAAGCCGACTGTCAATATGTATACGGAATCGATCCCGCTAGTGAAAAAGATAATTTTAGTATAGTAGTATTAGAATTACATAAAGATCATACCAGAATAGTATATTGTTGGACTACAAATAGAAATAATTTTAAAGATAGACAAAAAACAGGACTAGTTAATGAATATGATTTCTATGGATTTTGCTCTAGAAAAATTCGTAATCTTATGAAAACTTTTCCTTGTATTCGCATAGGAATGGATGCTCAAGGTGGTGGTGTCGCTATAGAAGAAGCATTACATGATCCTGATAAATTAGAAGAAGGTGAAAGTATTATATGGCCAGCTATAGATCCTAATAAAGCCAAAGAAACTGATGATCAACAAGGTTTACATATATTAGAATTAGTACAGTTTGCCAGAGCAGACTGGACTAGCCAAGCTAATCACGGATTAAGAAAAGATTTAGAAGATAAGGCTTTGTTATTTCCACGGTTTGATCAGGTCAGTTTAGCACTAGCGTTAGATAAAGAAAATAAAGACATTATGACCACTGATCTAGATAATCTTTATGATAGTGAAAGTGAATGTATACTAGAAATAGAAGAATTAAAAAATGAATTGACAACTATTATAATGACTCAAACTAGTACCGGTCCTAATGCTAGAGACAGATGGGATACTCCAGAAGTTAAACTACCTAATGGTAAAAAGGGTAAATTAAGAAAAGATAGATATAGTGCTTTATTAATAGCTAATATGTTAGCAAGACAACTTAATAGAACCTTACAAACTCCATCTTTTGAAATTATTGGAAACAATTTAGATAATATGGAGAAAAAAGACGGTCAAATGTATAAAGGGCCAAACTGGTTTGTAGATAGTGCCAACTCTAATATATATGGTGGAATTTATAGATAATTGTGTATTAAAACTTAATACTATTAGTAAACACATTACAATATCATTATTATGCCAAGAAAAAAATATCCCAAGAGCGAAGCAATAGAGAGTGCTAATATCTTACCTGAAAATGCTTATGTTACATGGGACGAAGCCGATTTACAGAGTAAACAAAGTGCTCTTAATGAATCTAGCAAAAGCTTAGAAGAATACGGTTTATTTACAAATAAGGCTACAGCAGCTAATAGTCGATTTCGTAGCTTTATAAATCTAGACGGTCAAATGTCTGGTCGTCCAGGTTTAACCAGAACAGACTATGACTATTTTAGACCAGACGAAGCTATTCCAACAGAAATTAAGGCTATATTTTCGGTAGCAGATCAAATATATAATCGTGTCGGTTTAGTAAAAAATGTTATTGATCTTATGGGTGATTTTGCTAGTCAGGGTATACGACTTGTTCATCCAAATAAAAGAATAGAAAGATTTTATAGAAATTGGTTTGAAAAGGTTAGGGGCGAAGAACGCAGCGAAAGATTTCTTAATAATCTATATCGTGTTGGTAATGTTGTAATAAATAGACAAACAGCAAAAATTAGTTTAAAAGTTGCAGACAGCTTATACAAAGCTACAGCTAGTCCGGATCTGGTTATTAACTCTATAGATGGTAATGTAGAAAAAAGAGAAATTCCTTGGACATATACTTTTATAGATCCCAGATGTGTTGATGTTATGGGAGATTCTTTATCTTCTTTTGTACAGAATAAAACATACGCTATAACTTTACCAGCTAGTTTACGTAAACTTATTAATGCTCCTAAAAACGATGCTGAAAAAGCCATTGTTGATCAACTGCCATCAGCGATCATAGAAGCCGCTAAGGCTAAAAAAGCATATTTACTAAATCCAGACAAAACTTTTGTTTATCACTATAAAAAAGATGACTGGAAAACATGGGCATTTCCTATGATCTATAGTATTATGGACGATATTGGTATTGTAGAAAAATTAAAATTAGCAGATCTTGCCGCTCTTGATGGTGCAATTAGTAATATTAGAATTTTTAAATTAGGAAATTTAGAACATAAAATTGCTCCAACCCAAGCCGCCGCCAGTAAATTGAGTCAAATACTACAAGCCAATGTTGGTGGCGGCACAATGGACTTAGTTTGGGGTCCAGATATAGAGCTTATTGAAAGCAAAACCAATGTTCATCAATTTTTAGGAGAGGCTAAGTATGCTCCTCATTTAAATAGTATTTATGCTGGCTTAGGAATTCCACCAACACTAACTGGCACATTTGGTGCTGCTGGTACTACCAATAATTTCATAAGTCTCAAAACACTAACACAAAGACTACAGTATGGACGTAAAGTTTTAATGATGTTTTGGAAACAAGAAATTGCTATGGTTCAAAAGGCCATGGGTTTTAGATTACCAGCTAAAATAGAATTCGACAGGATGGATCTTAGCAATGAAGACGCAGAAAAAGCCCTACTTATTCAACTAGCTGATCGTAATATCGTCAGTGATGAATTAGTACAAAGAGTATTTGGTTTTGATCCAGATACAGAAAAGAGTAGATTAAATAGAGAAGATAAAGCTAGAAATGCTGACAGAATGGTTCAAAAAGCTGGCCCATTCTTTGATGCTAATTATGAAAATACTCTAAAAAAGATGTGTTTACAATTAGGTATTGCTACTCCAAGTCAAGTAGGTTTAACTTTGGATCCTAAAAAACGTGGCGAAATGACAGCACTAGAAATGAAGAGTCAAACAACTATACCTAGTAGTTCTTTACCAGGACAACCACAACAAGGTAGACCCAAGAATAGTACAGATACCAAAAAGAGAAAAACAAAAACTTTTAGTCCGCAAACAGGAGCATCTTTACAACTGTGGGCTATACAAGCTCAAGATAAAATCAACGAAATAATGAATCCTTATTTGTTAGAATTTTATAGTAAGAAAAATATGAGAAGTTTATCTAGCGTAGAATATGACGAAGCAGAAATTACGAAAACTAAAATCTTGTTTAGTTTAGAACCTCAGTCGGCAGTTACAGCTGATATAGTTTTATCAAAACTCAATACTTTAAATAGTATTGATATTTTAAACACAATTAATCTATACAATAAATTAACAAAAAATATTTACTCAGAACTTAATAGACCACTTACCGCAGAAGAAATCAAGTATACTAAAAGTTATTTTTATCAAATGGTGTATGGCTAATATAATACAGGAGTATAATAATGCATATTTATAAAGCCGAAAAAGACGCCGAACTAACTGAACTCCTATCTGCTAAATCTTCCATAGTATATGCTTCTTTAGCCGAAAAAAGTGAACAACCACAAATAACTAAAGCTAGTATTGAGAATAAATCTTTTGCTGGTATTGAAGATTCTGATCTTTATTATACTCAATCAATACTAGTAACAACATCATGGAATAAAAATGATGATATTTTTGATCCTAGAGAGGTTTGGGTAGCAAAATCAACACCCACACATAAACCTACAAACTTAGAACATAATGAAAATTTAATTGTTGGTCATATAACATCAAATTGGCCCATAGATGAAAATGGTCAAATTATAAATGAAAATACTGAGTATTCAGATTTACCTGAAAAATTTCATATTTTAACAGGATCTGTAATATATACAGGATATACTGAACCAGAACTTAAAGAAAGAGCAGTATCTCTAATCAGGGAAATAGAAGGTGGTAGTAAATATGTTAGTATGGAGTGTTTCTTTAAAGGTTTTGATTATGGTTTAATTAATAAAACAACAGGTAAGTATAATATATTACCACGCAATGAAGAAACAGCATTTTTAACACAGCATTTAAGAGCATATGGTGGTCTTGGAGAACATCAAAACTATAAGATAGGTAGAGTTTTAAGACAAATAACTTTCTCTGGTAAGGGTTTTGTTAATAAACCAGCTAATCCAGAAAGTATTATTTTTACAAAAGAAGAATTATACCTAAACAAAGAATTAGCAGAATATAATATAATTTTAGAAAAAAATAACGATTTTTCAGAAGAAGGTGTATTTTCAAATCAAGCCAACTTAAAGGAGACAATTATGAGTGTTGAAACAGAAAATACTACAGTAGTCGCAGAATCAGAAGTTTTAGAAACTGTACAAACTGTAGTAGAACCAACTGTTGAAACTGATCAACAAGTTGAAGCGGCCAAAAAGATGGAAGAAGAGATGACCAAAAAAGAAGAAGAAATGAAAAAAATGAAGGCCGCTCTAGAAGCTATTCAGAATGAACTTTCAAGTACTAACGAGGTACTTGCTGCTTACAAATCTAAAGAAGAAGAAATGATGAAGAAAGAAAAGAAAATGAAAAGAATGGCTTCTTTAGTAGAAAGCGGTATTGATCAAAACACAGCTGAAAGTTCAATTGAAAAATTTGACAGCATTGATGATGAATTATTCAGCGTTATAGCTTCATTAATCGCCTCTAAACAAACAACAAAGGCTTCGGAAGATGAAGACGAAGAGGATGATTCTGAAGAAATGAAAACTGCTCCAAAGGCTTCTGTAGTAGACGCCTCGGTGCTCGAAACAGCCGAAGTAGAAGAAGCTGTTAGTCTTAGTGTCGGAAGCGACGAAGATTCACAAGTTCAAAATACCAGAGCTGCTTTAGTTGACTTTGTTTGTACTAGACTAGGTAAAAAACTTAATAAGGGAGAGTAAAAATGGCTTTAAAATCAGATCGTATTGAAGCTTACACAGATATTTCTTACTTCTGCAATGATACAACCGCTGAACGTGGTGGTGTTGTTGTTCATAGTACTGGTGGTAGCGGCGTAGCAATGGACGACTCAAGTGCTGTTGTAACATATTCCGCTAGTCAATCTGGCACCAAGCCAGCCGGCCTATTGCTTAATGATGTTGTTAATCTTGACTTAACAAGACAACACATCAACTGGCACAAGGACGAAGTACAAACTGGTAGTAAGGTAACCTTACTACGTCAAGGTCAAGTAACAACTAATATGGTTGTTTCTGGCGTTGATCCAACAGTTGGTGCTGATGCTTACTACGGTGCAAATGGTAAACTAACTACCGTCAGCACTAACAGTGTTAAGGTAGGTCGTTTTATGGGCGTTAAAGATGCTGATGGTTACGTAAAAGTAGACATTAATATAACATGATAAGGGAGAAAAACATGGCCAATAGAAAATTTGAAGCAACTCCAGAACTAACAGATCTTCTTGTTAAGTCTGGCTCGTTACACAAAGAGGAAGCTTTAGCAGCAAATCATGAATTTGCCAAAGCTTTAGAACTTCCTCTTCGTCAAGGTGTGCTTAGTGGCAATATTCTAGATAACATTTTTGAGCCAATCCAACTTGCTCAAAGTGCTACTCCAGAATTTCCTCTAGACTTCCTTGCTCCTGGTACAGAAAAAGACTTTGTGGCCTATACCATTCCAAATCATGGTTATATTCCACAAAAGCATGTTGAGGGCGATTATGTCATGGTTCCAACCTACGACATTGGCGCTAGTATCGATTATCTTCTAAAGTATGCCCGCGATGCCCGTTGGGACGTTGTTGGTCGTGCTATGGAAGTTCTCGAAGCTCAATTTGTAAAAAAGATGAATGATGACGGTTGGCACACACTATTAGCTGCTGGTGTTGATCGCAACATCGTAGTTTATGATAGTGATGCTAATCCAGGTCTTTTCAGTAAGAGACTAGTATCTCTCATGAAGACTGTTATGCGTAGAAACGGCGGTGGCAATAGTGCCAGTAACAACCGTGGCATGTTAACAGATCTTTATGTTAGTCCAGAAGCTATGGAAGATATTCGTAACTGGGGTCTAGACCAGATCGACGAAGTTACTCGTCGTGAGATCTATACTGCTGCTGATGGTACCGTCAATCGTGTTTTCAGCGTAAATCTTCATGATCGTGATGAGCTTGGCGAAGGTCAACAATACCAGCTATTTTATAGCAACGTTCTTGGTGGCACACTACCACAGAACTACTCTGGTAGTGATGACAAAGTTGAGCTTGTTGTTGGTCTTGATCTACGCAAGAGAGACAGTTTTATTATGCCAGTTCGTCAAGAAGTTCAAATCTTCGAAGACGACACTCTTCATCGTCAGAAGAGAGCCGGTTTCTACGGCTGGGCAGAGCAAGGATTCGCAGTTCTAGATAATAGACGTGTATTGTTAGGTGCCCTATAATATTATAGGATATCTAATAATTAGATACATAATAAGAAGAGCTACCTTGACTGGTGGCTCTTTTTATTTTACTATAGAAGGAGTTTATGGTTGGGCCGATCTCTCTTATAAGAAAGCAAATACAATGATTGATTCGGAATTAACAAAAGAAAAAAACGGATATAAACCAGAGGATTTGTCTATTGGTTCTTCTAGAAATGTTTATGTGAAATGTGACTACTGTAATGACTATACTATTAAGGCATATAAGTCCTATATAAAACAAAGAGATCCTGTAGCTAAAGATTCTTGTGGTAAACTGGAATGTAAATATAAAAAAAGAGAAGATATTAGTTTAGCAAAGCACGGGGTCAAGAATTCGGCACAGAGACAGCAAGTAAGAGATAAAATTAGAAATACTAATATGGATAGATTACAATCTAATGATTTCAAACAACAAATCAAAAAAACTAATTTAGAAAGATATGGGAATGAAAATCCTATGCTGGTACAATCTATTGTAGACAAACAGAAGCAAACCCTGATGGATAGATACGGAGTAGATAATATTATGAAATATTCTAATGTCGCAAAAGAAGCAGCAAAAAAAATGAAAAAAACCAAAATTAACAAAGGTATTATAATAACTTATGACGGTAAAACACGACCAGAAATTGCAACAGAAATAGGTTTTTCTAGATCTCATTTTGGTAAACTAGTCACCCAATATGGAATAGAAGAAGCTTTACAAATGGAACCCTCTAAAACTAAGCTAGAACAAATCTTTGAATCTTTTTTGCAAGAAGAAAAATTTAATTATTTTTGCCAATTTAGACTAGAAACAAAAATTGCTGATTTTAAAATCGATAATCTATTAATAGAATGTGATGGATTATACTGGCATAGTGATGCGGCTAAGATGGATCCAAATTATCATGTTAATAAAAAAGAAACTTATGATAATGCTGGATATGATAGTTTATTTTTTAGAGAGGACGAAATAAGAGACAAATTTGATATTGTTAAAAGCGTTGTGTTGAATAAACTAAATAAGAGTTACAGAATATTTGCACGACACTGAAAACTAGATAAAATCGACGATAAAAGCTCTGATAGCTTTTTTGAGACTAATCATTTGATGGGTAAGGGTCGAGGAGCCACATATATTTTGACATTTAAGGATGAAATTGTAGCAGCATTAAGACTC